AAGGTAGACTTCCCTGCGGGTACGAAAGACGTATTTTGCGACTACCCAGCTCCTAAAGCGGTCTATGGGGACTCAGTAGATACGGCATATGAAGCTCAATTTGCTGCATCTAACGGGTTATTTTTAAACAACATGACGGTTGGTACATCGTTTTCAATTCCGTCTGGATATTCGGCTAGTTCCGTAGGTCCTGTGGTTGTATCAAGTGGGGTGACAATAACGGTTCCGTCTGGGAGCCGTTGGGTGGTACTCTAAATGTTTGGCTTTTTCCCGTTTTCGGGCGCACCGTTTTCTGATCTTGGATCAACCAGTGTTGCCGTCAATGTAACGGGCGTTTCTGCAACAGGCGCTGTAGGCACTGTAACAGTAACTGGAACTGCGGTAGTAACTCTAACTGGGGTTTCTGCCACAGGACAGGTAGGAAGCGTAACTGTTAATGCTGGGGCTAACGTTCCAGTAACAGGTTTAGAAGCGGTTGGAGCAGTAGGCAGCGTTACTGTAACGGGCGCTGCGGATGTAGATGTAACTGGAGTAAGCGGTACAGGGCAGGTTGGCACAGTAGATGTAACAGGCACTGCGGTCGTAGATTTAGTCGGTGTTTTTGCTACAGGACAAGTAGGGTCTGTAACTGTAAACGCCAACGCAGATGTTCCAGTAACTGGCTTGGAAGCCAACGGAGCAGTCGGCAGTGTTACTGTCACGGGAACGGCTAACGTTGACTTAATAGGCGTTAGCGGTACGGGGCAGATAGGTGATGTAACTGTTAGCGGTGCGGCTAATGTCCCCGTAACAGGCTTGGAAGCAACAGGACAAGTAGGCTCAGTTACTGTCCAGGCAAACGCAGATGTAGACGTTACTGGTGTAAGTGCAACGGGTCAAGTAGGCTCGGTCACAGTAAACGGATCTGCGGTAGTCGATGTAACGGGTGTAGCAGGAACGGTATTTGTAGGCACGGTAACGGTTAGCGGTGCAGCAAATGTGCCTGTTACTGGACTACAAGCTACAGGACAGGTTGGTTCTGTAACCGTACAAGCTAATGCGGTTGTAGATGTAGTAGGTGTAGTAGGAACGGTTTCAGTAGGTAGTGTAGCGGTCAACGGTACAGCGAATGTACCCGTCACAGGCTTAGAGGCTACTGGTAGCGTAGGTTCGGTAACGGTTGAGGCTAATTCCGATGTAGATGTTACGGGAGTTAGCGGTTCTGGAGAAGTTGGCGTTGTTATTGTTATCCAGAGTGCCGTAGTCGATGTAACGGGCGTTCAAGCTACTGGTGAAATTGGCGACATTACGATACCTATTTTTGTAGTTGGTTTACAGGCAACAGGATTTGTAGGGTCTGTTTTAGTACAGACAAATGTAGTAGTAAATGTAGCAGGAGTACAAGCGACAGGACAGGTTGGAAGCCTATCATTCTGGATTACGATTGACGAGAATCAGAACGCTGGTTGGGTACAGATAAATGATGGACAAACAGGCACGTGGACTGATATTATTGACACACAAACCCCAAATTGGGAAGAGATAGTTGCGTAAGGATATAAATGGCATCTACTTATTCAGCACTAAAAATTGAGTTAATTGCCACAGGTGAGCAGACAGGCACTTGGGGTAACACGACCAATACAAACCTTGGCACTGCTCTGGAAGAAGCCATTGTTGGACGAGCGACCGCAGATTTCCCAACGGATGCCAATTTAACGCTTACTCTCACTAACTCTAATGCTAGTCAGATAGCTCGTAACTTTGTAATAAACCTCACCTCTAGCGTCAGCCTTACGACTACCCGTGACTTAATTGTCCCGGCTATTGAGAAGCCATATATCATCCAGAACAATACTTCTGGATCTCAGTCTGTTCGAGTAATCGTTGCGGGCGTAGGTTATACCGTACCTAATGGCAAAACAGCCTTTATCTACAATGACGGCACAGATGTTAAGGGTGCATTTGACTACCTAAACGCTCCTACATTTAGCTCGTTTACCTCCACAGGAGACGGCACATTCTCTGGAACTGGACAGGTTAAATTACCAGCAGGAACGACCGCCCAGCGCACAGGAAGCCCAGCTAACGGCATGATCCGTTACAACACCTCCGAAGGTAGCTTTGAAGGCTATATTGACGGTGCATGGGGTGGCATTAGTGGAGCGCAGGCAAATGGCTGTATCTATGAAAATAACTTAGAAATTACATCGAACTATACTTTAACTGCGAACAAAAACGGTATGAGTGTAGGACCAATTTCTATCTCAGGTGGTGTGACGGTAACAATTCCAAGCGGTCAAAGATGGGTGGTTCTCTGATGCACTATACATACGCTCATTTAACTCCACAAGGAAAAATCTTCTACATTGGCAAAGGTGTAGGAGATAGAGCGTATTCTTTTTCTGATAGAAGTCAGGACTGGAGTAGGGCAGTTAAACAAAATAAAGGAGTTCAGATTGAGATACTGGCTAACTGGGACACGGAAGAAGAGGCTTTTGAACACGAAAAACTGCTAATTGATTGTTTTACTGACATGAAATACAAGTTAGTAAACAAAACAAAGGGTGGCAAAGGTGCTTATGGTGTTGTATTTTCAGAAGAAAGAAAACAATATTTAAGAAAAAAATTATCTGGTATCAAGCATAATATTGTTACTTGCCCCCATTGCGGAACTAGTGGCGGAGAAACATCCACCCGTAGGTGGCACTTTGATAATTGCACTGGTAAAAAAGGCAAGTTTAAAGCAAGAGTTACTTACAATGGCAAAAGAAAACATTTAGGTTATTTTTTAACTAAACAAGAAGCAGATCAAAAGTGTATTGATTTTTATGCTTCAGTAAACAAACCGCTACCTAAAGATTTTATTAGGAAGAAAAGGAAATAATATGGCTTCATTAGTCGTAGCAGGCGATTCAAGTGGTTCAGTAACCCTAGCTGCCCCAGCAGTAGCGGGAACTACCACCCTAACATTGCCCACTTCATCGGGAACCCTAGTCGTCACAGGCGGAGCGCAGACCGTTCAGTTCGCAGCGGGTTCAGCAGCAGCCCCATCCATCACATTTACGGGTGACACCAATACAGGTATCTTCTCCCCAGCAGCCGACACTATTGCCTTTACAGAAGGTGGTGTTGAGTCTATGCGTATTGATTCGTCAGGGAATCTTGGGATTGGAACAAATAACCCAAGCTCTTACGGAGGTGGTGCAAAACTAGCTGTTCAAGGAAGCGGAACTTTACAAACTTGGTTTGTTGGTGGTTCATCTTCTGGTGGTTACGCTTTCTTTAGTAATAATGCACAAACAGCCACAACCAATGCTTTTCAAATAGGTCAAGGTTGGAATACTGGTTCTGACAACATTAGCTTTTTAAATGCTGGTGGAGCCAACCCCCTCATGTTTGCAACAAACAGCACAGAACGGATGCGTATTGACTCTAGCGGTAGATTGTTGGTAGGCACTACTTCAGCTTTGTCAAACTCTTTAGCAACTTTTGGAAACACAACAGGTTCAGTTGTAGGATGGGGTCTTGCAACACTTCAAAACGCTGGTGGAATTACTCCACCAACTTCAATTGGAATGTCTTTTGGCTGGAACTATTCAAATGGTGGCGGTGAAAATAATATTGTTTTTGGCACTACCGCTGGTTCAACCCCAGCGTTAGCTTTTTCTAGTTTTAATGGAACTACTGTTACAGAACGGATGCGTATTACCTCTGGTGGTTCAATTCTAATGGGAACTACCGCAAACCCAACCTCAGCCTTGTTGACAGGTACAGGCTCTCTTATGTGGGCTGGGTCTAATGTAAATAATACTGCTGGAAATGAGTTTTTCTTTATAAACGGTGGTGATAGATATATTGTTAATCACGGAACATCTTTATCTGGTTCAGCAGTTCATTTTTATTTTCTAAACCCCAATGGAATTGTTGGAAACATTAACACAAATGGTTCTTCAACCGTTTATGCAACATCTTCTGACTATCGTCTAAAAGAAAATATTGCACCAATGATGGGTGCATTAGCTAAAGTTTCTGCTCTTAAACCTGTTACTTACAAGTGGAAAGTGGATGGTTCTAATGGAGAAGGGTTTATTGCCCACGAATTAGCAGAAGTTGTGCCTAATGCCGTTACTGGCGAAAAAGACGCAGTAGATGAGGAAGGCAAACCAGTCTATCAAGGCGTTGATACATCCTTCCTAGTAGCCACCCTCACCGCAGCAATCCAAGAACAACAGCAAATCATCAACGACCTCAAAGCCCGCATAGAAACACTCGAAGGAGCTAAATAATGGCTAGTATCGTCAGCGCTGGAACCACATCTGGCACATCACTAAACCTATCTGCTGATACGTCAGGCGTACTGCAACTCGCCACCAACGGCACAACCACGGCTGTAACGATTGATACATCGCAGAACGTGGGGATTGGTACTACAAGCCCTAGTTATAAATTAGATGTTCGTGGAACTACCGATACAAGTTATTTTCAAGTTTTAAGCACTGCCGATGCAAACAGCACAGCTTTAAGAATTGGAACAGATGGAACATCAGCTTTTATAAACGCAACTGGTGGTTCTACTGGTATTTTGCAGTTTAGAACCTATGGCACAGAACGGATGCGTATCGACTCTAGTGGTAATGTTGGCATTGGTACTAGTAGTCCTAGTGGAAAATTACAAGTTGAAGGAAGTCAAAATTCTGAATTTCAAGTTAGGTTACGAAATTCAAGTTCGGGTTCGTCCGCAAGAACAGTAATCCTTTTGGGCAATGATGCCAACGCTGGAACTGCTGGTATATTTTTGCAAAGTTCAACTAATACAACTGCTGGTGGCGGTGCAAATGCTTTAACTTTTTATATGGGGCTTGGCGCTCCTATTACTTTTGAAACAAGTGCTACAGAACGGATGCGTATTACATCTGGTGGTGACCTACAGTTCAACTCAGGCTATGGCTCAGTCGCTACTGCTTACGGCTGTCGTGCATGGGTAAACTTCAACGGCACAGGAACAGTATCTATTCGTGCAAGTGGTAATGTAAGCTCTATTACTGATAATGGTATTGGCGCATATAGAGTTAACTTTACAACTAATATGCCCGATAGTAACTACTCTATCGCTGGTGCAATGCAACGAGTTACAGACCCGCTAACTGTCAATCAATTTAATTTTACAGCCTCGGGGTTTAACGTAGAATCAATGAATTACTTACAAGGGTTAGCTGATTCAATTTTAGTAAACTTAAGTGTATTCCGTTAATCAGGAGAAATTATGAATCAACGAATTATTTACCCTACTGATGATGGCGGTGTATCCATCATTATCCCAGCTCCTGAGTATCTTGCCGAGCATACTATTGAAGAACTTGCCGCTAAAGATGTACCCGCTGGCAAGCCATATAAGATTGTAGATGTCGCTGACATCCCTACAGACCGTACATTTCGTAACGCATGGGAGTATCAAGAATGATTACGATTAACTTTGACAAAGCCAAAGCAATTACTAAAGACCGCCTAAGAGCAGAGCGTACACCTTTACTGCAAGCCCAAGATGTAGCGTTTCAACGAGCATTAGAAAGCGGTGCAGACACCACAGCAATCGTAGCTGAAAAACAACGCTTAAGAGATATTACCAAACTAGCTGACCAAGCCACAACGCTTGAAGAGCTAAAACAATTAGGAGCATAAAAATGACAACAGTATGGACAATCTCGCAGCTTGACTGCGTCCCGCAAGAAGATAGCTTAACCGATGTGGTCGTGACCGCACACTGGAACTGCACAGCCACCCAAGACGAATATAGCGCACAAGTATATGGCACAGCCAGCTTCACCTACACCCCAAGTGAGCCATTCACGCCTTATCAAAGCCTAACCCAGGACCAAGTGCTTGGCTGGTGCTGGGCGAATGGTGTCGACAAAGACGCAACCGAAGCCAACGTAGAAGCACAACTCGAAGCGCAGATTAACCCACCCATCATTTCGCCCGCACTTCCTTGGGCTACAGTTTAATAACAGCAGGAGCTTGATATGAGTTTGAAAGCAAAGCCAATGCCGTCATTGGATTACCTTAATTCTATTTTAGAACTTAAGGATGGCTTGCTTTACAACAAAATTACTCGCAACAGTCATTGCGTAAAAGGAACATTAGCTGGTTCAAAAAAAGGCAAGTATCGTTTAATTATGATACAAAAAAAAGCATTTTTAGTTCACCGCATTGCGTATTTTATGAAGCATGGCAACTGCCCTGAATATATTGACCATATTGATAACAACAGTCAAAACAATCATATTGATAATTTAAGACCAGCAACAAAGGTTCAAAATCAATGGAATCAAGGTTTAAACAAGGCAAACACTTCAGGCGTAAAAGGTTTGTCATGGGCTAAATCTCAAAATAAATGGTTAGCTTGCATTCGTTACAAGGGTAAAAACAATAATTTAGGCTATTTTGAAACAAAAGAACTCGGTGCTGAATTTTTACAATTAGCAAGAGAATTACTGCATGGCAATTATGCCAATCATGGAAATAAGGAGAATATACCTTGTCACTAATTTTAGACGGCACTAACGGACTATCGGATGTAGACGGCTCCGCTGCTACCCCAGCCATACGAGGCACAGACGCTAATACGGGAATGTTCTTCCCCGCAGCCGACACCATTGCGTTCTCGGAGGGCGGTGTTGAGTCGATGAGAATTAATAGCGCTGGTGAAGTACTCATTGGTACTACAACCTCTAACGGAGCGATTCTAAGAGCAATAAATGGTAGCGGTACACAAATAATGGTTGGTTTTTCAGGCACTCAAAACTACTATGATGCAAACAATCATATATTTAGAACTGCTAATGGTGCAGCTAATGTAATGACTACCGACTCTAGCGGTAATGTGGGTATTGGCACTAGTAGTCCTTTAGCAAGACTGCATATAGAGGGTAACTCATCTGGAACTGTTCAAACATTTATAAAAAATGCAAATGGTTCAACAAATAGCAATGCAGAATTAGTTTTTGGTGTTTGGTCTGGTGCAATCCCAACAGGAACTGGCAATCCAGGTCCATCTGCAAAAATTTCCGCAATTAATATAGCAAACGCAGATGCTCGTACTGACCTTGCATTTTTTACTTACTCTGGAAGTGGTAGTTCAACAGAGCGCATGCGTATTCTGAACACAGGAAATATTCTTTGTTTGGCTGGTGGCTCAACAACCACAACAGGAACAGGCATCACATTCCCCGCAACCCAATCCGCATCGTCTGACGCTAATACGCTAGATGATTATGAGGAAGGTACTGTCACCCTTACTTTAAGTAGTCTTGGCAACACATCCACTGCAACATATACCAAAATTGGTAGATTTGTAATTGTAAATTTTTCACTTTCCGTTCCAGTAACTTCCAGTTCAGCAAACGCATTTATTACTGGCTTTCCTTTTGTAAACAGAGTTTCAAACGCTGGACTTACCAAAGGCTACACAAACGGGCCACAATCTTATATTGGAAATATGGATAATGGTTCAGCTCAATTAGGATTGTTTTCATTTGCTGGCGCTCTTTATACATGGGCTAGTTTTAGTTCCACTTTGATTACTGGCTCGGTCGCATATCAAACTGATTCTTAATTAACTAGACCAGATTAGTCTAGTCGGATTTTTAATAGGAGAAACAAAATGGCATTAACTAAAGAAACAGCAGTAGATCAAATTACAGTAACCGAGAACGGCATCGTGCTGTATCGTGAGGCAACGACCATCAAAGAAGACGGTGAGGAAATCAGCAAGAAGTACCACCGTACCTCATTAACACCAGGACAAGACCTCGCTGGTCAGCCTGAGAAAGTCGTAGCCATCTGCCAAGTAGCTTGGACACCCGCAGTAATCGCCGCATACGAGGCAGCGCAAGCAGAGCAAGCTAACCGATTAGGGTAAACCGTCAGCCCTTTTTGACGGTATTTTTAGGAGAGCGACATGGGCGAGAAAAAAACAACTCCCATTACTATCGACAACAAAGAGTACACACTCGAAGACATGACCCAGGAGCAGCGGCTCTTGGTCGATCATTGTCTAGACCTTGACCGCAAGATTGCGTCTACGCAATTTAACCTTGACCAGCTTCGTGTTGGCAAGGACGCATTTTTAAAGATGCTCAAGGAAGCGTTAGACAAAGAAGAAACTGTTCAATAAGGTAAACCATGAAGCAAACCATCGAAGCCCAATTATTAGAGTCTGGTCAAATCCAGCCCAAACATGAAGTGGAGGTGGTTTGCGCCGCTTGTAATTACGATCTAGACGAGTCGGAACTAGAAGCCGATACTTGCGCAGACTGCGGCGCCCCGCTTAACCTAAAGCAGCACATCGCCATCCATGCAACGTCCGTTCCAGCAGCGGGCGGTGGAGTAATGTAGTGCGTGGGCTACTTTTCTTACTTGGCACACTATTCGCTATTGGGGTAAAAGCCCAAGATTCAACTATTACTATGAATTACAGGGGGCAACCTGTTCCATCCGCTATTGCACCTTCTATGTCAGCTTTTTCTCAGGATGTTTGCGGTATTCCAGTCTCTGGTGCCGTTAGCTCTACTGTTATTGGTGTTTCTGGTGGTACTGTATATACAGATACAAATTGTGAGCGAATTAAACTTGCTAAGACCCTCAACGATCTCGGTCTCAAAGTAGCTGCTGTTGCCACGCTATGCCAAGACGAGCGTATTTGGGATGCCATGATGCAGTCAGGAACGCCCTGCCCAATTGATGGAATGATTGGCGATGCAGCCCGCAACGCTTGGATTAAACAGCACCCTAAAAAGTTTGAAAGACTCTATGGCAAAGTACCTCCTCTTGTTGCTGTTGGTAAGCCAAACTAGCTATGCGCAATACTGCACCTACGTACCAACAAGCCAAGGGTATATATCAAACCTACAGTGCTATGGGATTGACCCAAGTGTGGCGCTGCGTCTTTACTGGTGTCCGTCACGCCCACAAGATCCTGTCTGCCCTCCGCTGGTTAGTTGCACCTATTCTGCCATTACGGAACAGCGCTCTTGCCCGCCAAATTACGATGGCTTTACAACATGGAAACGAGAAACAAGTTGTCCAAGTGGAGCTTGGGGTTCACCAACAAACTCAGGCTGGTTTCAAATTGCCAGCTCCTGTACGCCAAAACCGCCTACTTGCCAAACCACAACAGATAGTAGAACAGAGACTTGCGGTGCAAACCAAAGCGGTCAAAAGACATACACTCGGATTAATGTTTGTCCTGACCCATATGGACAGCCAGTCCAAGGTTCGTGGACACTAACAAGTAATACTTGCACCTTTAATCCGCCATCATGCAACCCTACCAGCCAAACACAAACACTAGCCTGCCAGCAGGGGTATGTGGGAGCTATTTTGCAAACTCGGACGTCAGCCTGTCCAGATCCTTATGGTCAACCCGTGTGGTCTCCTTGGGTGACTACATCCGACAGCTGTGTGAAGTCACCAACCAATCCAACAAACATGAGCAGTCCACTCAATCCAGTGAGTCCGATCAGCCCAATCAATCCCACGTCTGCTATCACGACCCAAATAGGATCTGCAACTGCGCAGAACGCTGCCCAGTCAAACAGCTCAACGAACCAAACAAACATGGATGGAAGCGTTGTCCAACCACTGGTAAGCTCTGCACCGTCACAGACTGCCCAACCGAATGTTACGAGCAATTCGACAGCCAATCTACCAAAGGGCAAGATATTCATCCCTGGCCTTGGCCTTGCGTTATCCACGGAGCTAATAGCCAAAGCGATGCCACCTCAGCCAAACTTGTTTCCAGATCAGCAAATTGGTCAGGAGATACCCAATGATTACAAGTACCAAATGCATGATTTATACGGGGTCAATGATGCCCCCCGATTTAATAAATTAACTCAAGATACAGTGGAATTACAGCAATGAGCGACTTAAAGAAACTAGAAGCAGTACAAGGCAAGGTTGAGCAGTTTGTCAACTGGGCTAAACAAAATACCATGTTGGCTGGTATCTTAATCACAATCATCCCAGCAGTAGGCTCTGGCGGGTATATGGTTATTACTAAGGCAAACGAGATTGTTGCCATGTATAACGACTTTAAGACGGTATCGGACGATGCCTCCAGCGCCAAGCGTAAAGTGGTTGCCCTGGAGGAACGGGTTGCCGAAATGAGGGAAACGATTACCAAGCTCCAAGAACGTTCCTCAGACGCCCTAATTCACTCCCGTGAGGCTAAAATTGTGTCAGAGTCTGTGCAAAAAGAATTGCGTTCTGGGCTGGCTGCACAAAAGGTAGAGCTACAAGTAACAACCGATTCTCTCAAACAAGAGATGAATAACATTAGACGAGCAACCACTAACCGATTGGGGAACTAATATGTTGACCTTAATATCTACAGCGCTATCCTTCCTTATGGGCGGTCTGCCTAAATTATTGGATTTTTTCCAAGATAAAGGTGATAAAAAGCATGAGCTGGCTATGGCTGCCATGCAGATGGAACGGGAACTTAAACTCATGGAAGCTGGCTTTGCAGCCCAAGCCCGTGTAGAAGAGATCCGCACAGATCAAGTTCAGATGCAAACTCAGGCTCAAGAACGCACTGCTATGTACGCTCACGACATTGAGATTGGTAAAGGCGCCTCCCAGTGGGTTGTTAACCTCCGTGCCTCAGTTCGCCCTATGGTGACTTACCTGTTTGTGATGCTTTTAATAGTCGTAGATATTGCCTCTATTTGGTGGGCTTGGTCTACTGGGGCTGCCTTTTCTGAGTCCGTTACCATGATCTTTGACGATCAGGAGAT